TTTATCAAGCACTTAGTTAATTAAATTCCTATTGAGAGGTGTTGCGTTTAACTGAAACATCAATAAGAATTATGTGTAGAGATTAGTAGAAAGGATAACTAAGTTCACCATTCTCAATAACAAAACTTAGCCATGGAACTAATCTCTACTTGCTATGCTTTCGCATAACCTCTGTAATCAGCAGTCATACCTTTGGGTTGAATTTTTTCATCTCGATCAGAATAAAACTGAACTGATTTGAAATAATTCATATAGGGTTTAGGTATGTACCTTTGATAATCTTTTTCTTTCAATGCTTCAGGTGCATCTTCAAATCTTTCTTCATTCATTTACTACTCTCCTTTATTGCTTTAGCTAAATCGTAAACATAATTATCTATACTACTACATTCTATTTTATGTTTTTCTAATTCAGTTTGAAACTCATCTATAGTCATTCTTGATACTATACCTAATGCAGTTTGTAATTTCCATTCATCATCTCTTGGCATTTTATTCTCCTAATAAGGTAATTGTTTTGTTGGTGTAAAAATAATCTTGCCATCTTTATCTTTAGATAGCCAACCATTACCAAGCCATATATCTTTGAAAGTGTCGTTACCTTTCATCTTTTGTAAGATAATTGCTCTGTCTATAGCTATTTGTGTTGCTTCAGATATTTGCGATCGATCTACAATTTTCATTTTATTCTCCTATTGCTGAAATTAGTTTGCTTGATACTGCTTCGACCAATGACTTACGATAGTGCAGCATTGGTTGAATATACTCGTTGATCTCTGCTACAGTTGGAAAAAACTTACAGTTCATAATAACTTTGTCACAAGCATACTTCATTATGTCCGCAGGTACATGCTCAAACTTTTTGGCATACACTCTAGCTTTGAAGGCTAAGTCTTTCTCTGTTAAGTGGCTTTGCTTGGCTGTGCATACCATGACTTCCATGAGCCATTGATGTATGTCTTTGGGATCAGCTACAGTCATACATTCTTCCATAGCTTTGATGATTTTAGTACGATTGTCATATAAATCATTAGCTATATCTGAGATAGAAGCTAACTCCCAACGAAAGAACATATATTGATTGTTAGTTTTCTCAGTTATCTTTGAGTTGATTATGGACTCTAAGATAGAAACTGTCGCTTTCGTTACTTTGTTTGGGTCTGATCCTGCTTGTTCGACTAGTGTTTTTGCGAGTAAGTTGTTTCTGACACCATTCGCAATAGACTGTATTCCAGTCTTCTTTAGAATACGAGTTTGTAATATAGAAATGTTTGAAGTATTTGATCTCTCTGTCATGGTTGACCTCCTTATATTGATTGATTACTTCTTGGCTTGGTTGCCACTCATTAGTAAGTTTCGGCATATGGATCTCCTATAACGCCATGCCAATATTCATTATAGAAGTGTTCTGCAAAATGATCGCACCATTCTTTTTCGTATTGAAGTTTTGGTTTAAGATTGTAGTTCACAAATCTTTTTATTTCATCTACATGTTCAGACTCGCTGATCTTTTGTTCAAGTCCTTTAATTTGTGATACCTTTTGTTCCCACTCAAGGTATATATTGTTTTGTAAGTTAGCCATTGTCACCTCTCTTATTATATAATTGTAATTTAATTTCTGCTAGTCGTGTAGGTGTAACAATTTCTCTGTTACATTTTTCACAACAATATCCACTATCATGTATAGGTGCAGGGTTATGACCACCATGCCAGTAAATATGACCATCTTTATCACGATCAGGTTCTATTATTTTTTTACATATAACACAATTTAAATGATAATTCATTTGATTAACTCCTTAAATATTTTATCAGGAATAATGGCAACCCATCTTGGATCACCAGTTTTACGTTTATACATAGCAATATCTTTTCCTTGTAACACTTTGAAAACACTAGGAAATTTATCTACTGCTCTGTATTTTATTTCAACAACATACTCTTTATCATTGATAATTAGTTTGATGTCACCAGTATGCTCACCACCAAGACTTCCTGATAGAGGCACTTTTTTTGCAGGTAACTTCCATGAGTTAAATAGTTTTACAAACCAATTCTCATGATAGTTACCTTTAATTTTACTTTTGCTTGGCATCTTTTAATCGTTGCTCTAATACACTTTCATAAAATTTGACAGCTTTTTTTATTTGACCTTGTGCTTCATACAAGCCTAATAGTTTACCTTTTATTAAGTGCAAGTCATTTAATTCTTTAGTCTGTTCTCTAACTAATTCTACTATTTTATTCATTTAAAACTCCTCATCTGTTGCAGTTATAGTTAAGTATACCTGCAATGCTTCACACCAACATAGCAGGTTAAAGAGTCTAGGTTCACGCACCATACGTTCCCATTCTCCAAACAGTTTAGTATCAACACCTATATCTAAAGCTATTTGTTCCTGCGTTAGTTTTCTAATCCTACGCAGGAACACTAATCTTTCTACTATAGATTTGTATTGATACTTTACTGTGTTCTTCATTTAAAGTTCATGTGTTTGATCTGTGAATCATGCAAGATATCTTCAATCATCTTAGATGCTTGTATATCAGGATTCATTTCTTCCCATAGTTTTGTACTTGCTACTACCATTTTGTTAATCCAAACTTCAGGGTGCAGATTGCCATATGGTTTAGCTACATCACATATGTGATCAAACAGTTCTCTGTGATCAGCAGGGTGTGCTATTCTTGCATAAGCAGCACACATCTTTTCTTCTGCTTTTGTAAGTTTTATCTCCATGTTTACCTCCATTAATTAAACATTGATTCAGGTCTGTTCATATATGATAACAACTTACTGTTTCTTTCGACAGTAGTTTTGTTCTTATCTTTTACTTCTTGTGGGTGAGATATCCAATCAGTTACAGTATTGTATAGACCCCATTTGTTTCTACCAATAGTATTCTGATATTGATTCCACAATCCCATAAGATTATCATATTGTCTTTGATTACGATACTTACCATCAACAGTAGCTTTTGGTGTATATGTTAACTTATTAAACATAGACTCTGCGTCTTGCTCAGTAACTGATGTGTTATACCATTCACGATATCTATCTTCATTCTCATAAAATTCATCAACTAAATGATGTATATGCTCGAAGTTATAATAAAATTTACCATTATGTTTTTGTGTATAGTTAGCAATCTTATCAGCAGTAGTACAACCATTGTTACACCATAGTCTGTATCCATCTGCTGTAATCATAACAGACCATACACCATTGTAAGAGTTACGAACTGTTACACGAAATGCAATATATCCATTGAGTTGTGGGTCTTGTATCTGCACATCACGACAAGTAAATGTAGCTTTCATCATTGCACCATCATTTAATATTTGTATGTTTGGCACAATATCATCTGACCTTAACTTACACATATCCCATATTGGTTGTATGAGTTGTTTATTAGTAACTGGTCGATATGCTGTTGAATGATTACCTAGATATGTGCCATCACTTGCTTTGTGTAATGACACTCGATCAGGTATATCGACTAAGTTAAATGATAGGTTAGCATTTTCTCTGTAACCCTTTACTGGTAGAGTGACGATATCGAAATCATACTCATCAATTCTCTCAGGTAATTTTTCTATAGTTTTTATATGGTTCATTACTTCCTCCTTTGTAGTTTATCGCATATTGTCATGCAACCATATGATAACAACCCCATACTTATTGTATAGGCTGTTACAAATATATACACATATGGATCAGCACCTGACCATTCATATGCGTATAGTAGTGATAGTATAGTACCCATACTACCAACGATTATTGATATTACACTTATCATTTTGATTCTCCTTTATCATTTATCAAACGAATACGATCACCTTCTGAAACGTACTACTCGTCATTACTCGGTGGAGATTGCACTTGGTATTACAAGGGTGGGTGGGTGGGTTCTTAGATAGTGAATGTTGTTGTCGTGAATAATTCCAAGTGAGGAACGAACCTGGAATTTTCATCTATAGCGTATGTGTATATATAGTTAGTATGTTTGGCTTCCGTTTCTAAAATGGAAGTCGGTTTTGCTTCTTTTGGCGAGTCAAAAGAAGTCGAAGCATAAAAAAAAAGGCAGAGGCTGTTAACCCCTGCCTGATATTTATTTAGAGTTGTTGACTATCAATTTTAGCTTATCTTTGACAGCTTTTTTGATAGTATCTTGTCTCTCTTTGGCTGTGTATTTTGTACTGTATTTGTTGCCATTGAGATTGTCTTTGTATTCTGCAAACCATTTTTGACCATAGTCTTCAGTCTGTTTGCCATCATTCCATGTCCAACCAGTTAGAGCATTGAATGTATTAACAAAGAGATCATACATGAATAACGCATTTTCGAATGATGCTGTTGCAGTAGATATTGCTCTGCCTAGTGCTTCAGTATCTGCATTAGTTGGATTGTTCTCTGTCTCAGTTGCCATCTTATGCTCGATATCGTTGATGTATTTTTTCTTTGAAGATAAAGACCAAGCTATTTGATTGATAATGCCACCTAGAAAGTAGACAGCGTCACGATTGTAGTAAGGATTGATCTCTCCTGATACTTCGTTGACTCTTCTGTCAGGTGTGTCAAGTTGGTCTGTGTTGATCTCGTCAATTATTAAACTCATAATGTCAAAGATTCTTTCGTTAGTGTTTGATTTAGACATGGTATATTCTCCTTTGTTGTCTAGTTATCGTTATTGTTAATGATTCACTTCAGTTTTTTGGGGAAGCAAATCACATTGTTGTACACATACCAAGTCAAGAGCGTTAGTCAGCTTTAGCTGATAACTGTTATGCAATACTTGGGTGCATAGAAAACAGAGCATAACAGTTACTCTTTACTGGTATGATATGCTTTCGAGCGAGTTTGCTTCCCCGAAAAACATCACGTTTGGTTCTTTGCGTGTTATGTAAAGAACAACTAAATATGTTTCATATTTAGTTCGTAATGACTTTTCTTGAATCATACTCCTTTGCATGTCATACAGACTCCGAGAAACGCAACGAGCGGTTAACGGTTTGGGGTCTTAAGGAATGCACTTCAGCATTCCGTGCGATTCACAGTAGCTAGGCAACCCTTGTCGCTTCTTCAGCGACCACTTGCCTAGATACTGATGATTAGCTTAGACTGGAAATCGTTGCGTTTCTGAATCAGTATGGCATGAGGCTGTGTGTATCGGTGTGTGAGTGTGTGTTTGATAAATGCCCTTGACAAGGTTTTTGTTTGTGTTTTAAAAAGAGGGGGTAAGGGGGTGTTATCGTGTTGGATAAGATAAGAATGACTAAACGACAAAGGCTGTTAGTTGATACGTATGTAGCAAATGGTTGTAGCATAAAAGAAGCAAGTATTATTGCAGGTTACTCAAGTGGTGAATCAGGAAGAGTGACAGCCAGTAAGACTTTGAGGTTGCCACATATACAAGAGTATATGCAACAAAGGATTAGAGAAACAATTGGATTAAATGCTACGAAAGCTTCTCATAAGATGTTAGAGCTAAGTCAATCAGCTAAAAGTGAGTATGTTCAACTTGAAGCCAGTAAAGATATACTAGATAGGGCAGGGTATAAGCCTATAGAGAAGTCCATGAGTTTAGTTAGTGGCAACATACAAGTAAGTATAGATTTGACATGACTGCCTGCTTAGGTTTATGCTGTGTGTATAGAGTAAAGACAATAGGGGTGGGGGGTAAAAAGTTGCATAGTACACTACAACAACCACTCTTACAAACAATGATATTCAAAAAGGCTCGTAATGGCTAAGACACCTGCATGGCAAAGAAAAGAAGGCAAGAATCCTAAAGGTGGTCTAAATGCAAAGGGTCGTGCCTCATATAAAGGTGGCACATTAAAACCTCCAGTAAAATCAGGAGATAATCCTAGACGTGCAAGTTTTCTTGCTCGTATGGGTAATATGAAAGGACCAGAGAGAGATGCTAAAGGAAAACCTACTCGTTTATTATTATCGCTTCGTGCATGGGGTGCTTCGAGTAAAGCAGATGCTAGAGCAAAAGCTCGAGCTATTAGTAAACGAAATAAAGCCAAAAAGAAGTCTAAAGGATAAACTTAACCAACTAGAAAAGGAGAGAGCAAT